TAATATCAAACCAAACTGGGGATGCATATCGTTGCCATATTTGATGGCTATGTTTATTTGTTTTAGGATTATTTGTCTTTTTTGTAACTGGAATTTCAGCTTCTCCAATATAATCCTCAAATCCAACGCCTCTTGAAATTGGAACAGAGTTTACGCCCGGCTTTCTAAATGTGACGACATAATCAGGAAATCCCTGAGCGCATCTTGACGAATCCTTAACAACTTGTTTGTGTGCCAATGTCAAAACTTTTGTTCTGACTGCTTGAATAAGAGGGTCTTTCCAGATGCAAACTTCCGAATGATAAATAAAGTTTTCTTTATTCTCATTAATATTTTGAAATAAATAAATAAGATCACCTCGAAAATCCTTCATGCCAATAAAACCATCTTTTCCAATGGTGGCCGGAAGATTCATACAATGTACAGAAACAAGCCTGCCGGGCATAATAACTCGGTAAAGTTCTTTTACTAAAAATTTAAAATGCTCCAAAAAATTATCCTGCGATGAGCAGTTTCCCATATCTCGAATACTATCAGAATATGAAAAAAGGTCTGAAAATGGAGGGCTAAAAATAGAATAACCAATGGTATCTGTTTCAATATTTTTAATCACTTCAACAGAATCACCAAGATAAAGTTTCCAGTTATTTCCGGATACTTCTTTTGTGCTATAATCAGTCCGGGTTCTCTTTGATTGCGTTATTTCTACTTTTGATATTGGAGCCATATTTTTTATCATTTCCTTTCGCATATTAACCGCGTTAATTTCTTTATGCTGAATGTTATTGACGACATTGGCTTCAATATCTGCGGTAACGATGTGGACATCGACTTTGTTCTTTTGACCAAATCTCCAACATCGCCTTACTGCTTGATAATAAGACTCATAAGAATCCGATAAGCCCATAAAAATAACATTTGAACAATGCTGCCAGTTTAATCCAAATCCGGCAATCTTAGGTTTGGTGACAAGAATTTTTATTTTCTTATTTGAAAATCCCATCATGGCATTTTCTTTATGTTCTACTGAATCAGCACCTTTAATCTCAACAGTTCCTGGGATTAAATTTTTAATCGTTTCACTTTCTAAATTAAGATTGCACCAAATAAGACACGGGCCATTTGCTTTATTTATGATCTCTTTTACAACATCAGCCCTTTCTTTTATTGTTTCTCTTCTTGCTTCTCTGCGTTCATCTAAGGTTTTGGCGTTTAAAGCAAATAGAACACCAGGAGGGCATTTTCCATATTTGATTTTATGGTGATGAATTTCAAGCTCTGGTAAAATAAATCCATTATCATCAAACCCAAGATCGGATGGCATATTCAGCATAACAGCCCATGAGCAAACCCACTCCCAAAATTTATATTGAGCATGTTTTTTGATACGCCATTCACCAGTATTTGAAGCATCGTTAACAAAGAAAGTCGCCAACATTTCTACCCGTGGCATGATTCCTAAAAATTCAGAATGATTTCCAAGTTCCATATAATCGTTTGGAGAGGGGGTGGCAGTGCAAGCCAACCGATATTTTGTTTTGCAAAATGAATCTATTATTTGATTTCGATATTTTCCTGTAAATGATTTTAGAATAGAACTTTCGTCAAGAATAATTCCATTGAAATACCACGGATCGAATTTATGTAAAATTTCATAATTAGTAATATTGATTCCGTTTATAGCATCGTTTTGACTTCTGCATATATTAACAGGAATACCAAACTTTTCGCCTTCTCGTTTTGTTTGTTTAGATACAGCAAGTGGTGCCAGAATAAGAATAGGTTTATTATCTTTTTGAAGGATTTGATTTGCCCATTCAAGTTGCATAGGTGTTTTCCCGAGACCACAATCAGCAAATATAGCAGATCGGCCTCGTCTGATTGCCCATTTTACTATCACTTGTTGAAAATCATATAAAAAAGAACTGATCTCTTTAGGGTTAAATCCTGTTTCAATATCTAAAATTTCTTTCTGCTTTAAAAAGTCGTGATATTCCATTTAAACCTCTAACCCTTCTATGAGTTCAGATAATGAATAAAAAATGGGAATTTTAAGTTCAACAGCCTTTGCTATTTCCGCAACAGTTCCTTTGCTTTTTCTCCAACCAGATAGCACCAGCATGGCATCCGATACCTCCAGCCACGACATGCTCATTTCGTAATAATCATCGACTGATAATGATTCACCATCCCGGAACATTAGCTGATGATGAAAATCATGCCAAGGAACCCAAGGAGAATAACCCGCCAGAAATACCTCTACGCCTGCTCGCATTCCTTTGCGCATGTTTTCAAGACAATCGATAATGTTGTTTGCCGAATACGGCCCGGCTACATAAACTCGCTTCATATTTTCTCCTTCGCTCATGTTGTATTTAAATTATTTTAATAATTACCTCATGTTGTATTTATTATATTATAACGATTTTGAGCGTTTTTATAATAAGTTTTTTTAATCATCGTCATTGTCCTTTACCCTTTCAATTGTCTGCCACTGAATATCTCGACCCCTGTGGGTGGAAACGATCTCAAGAATAAACGGATTGACCAACTGGGGATTGCTGTTTCTGGCTTTATCAAAAATGATGTCGATATAGGTGGCTTCGGGGTTATAGCTTTTGGAAGGAATCTCTTTTACTTTGGTTTTTCTGAGTTGAATGATATTATCGAGGGCATCTTCACGGGATGAGGTACCACGTTGAAGGCCTGATTTTCCGGCATGATGAACAAATAGCACAGCAACGCCTAAATGCCGCAAGGCTAATATCCATTGATTTATAGGGTCCCAGTCCTCTTTTTTATTCTCGTCGAGCCCTGGGGTAAGTGAGGCGAGATTATCAAGTATCAGCAGATTGTAACGGTCATCTTTGGCAACGGAATCATAAATCGTATCACGCCAATAATGCTCAGTCAGTTTGATCTGGCTACCACGAAAATTCTCAGCCACCGAACTATTACTGATAATTGTCAACGGGGAATCGGGGTTTTGTTCATGCAATCCTGATCGCTTTAGATTTGATAAGATCTCCGACATTCTATTCTGAAGATAGTATTTCGGCATTTCGCCATCGAGATAAAGAACCCCTGCTGGGCGTGTGGCTGTCCATTTACCCACTTCAATACTTTTATGGCTCTTTCGAGTCAAAGCAATAGCGGATATCAAGCACATCCATGTTTTAGCCGTACCTCGTTTGGCGTAAAGCATATTCAAACTGCCATCTGATAACCAGGGGTCAAGCATCATCTCGGGGGCCGCAATCTTCTGTGACATGAAATCGCTTTCACTGATCGCCTCTTTTTGAAAAATTATGTTCGGGTCCGCAAATTCAGAATCGAGTGATGGAAGGGTAAAGTCGTTTTTAAGACGTATGGCGTCCCGTCCACGATTGGCAGCAAAAGCAGCGTGGACTTTTTCCTGATTATCAAATATGAACCGCTCTTGAATATAGGCTTCAGTTTCATCAAGTTCATAGTTGACGTTTATATCGTCAAAGTCACCTCTGATATATTGATGGTTGATGTTGAGCAGAAACTTTTCAACCAGCTTAACACTTGCCGGGTCGATGCTGTCTTTTTCTCGATTGAATATTTTTTGTAGATAATCCTTTGGAGCCCGATCATACTTTTCACCATAATCGAGAATCCAGCGGATGACGATGGTTAAAAACCCTGCTGATGATTCCAGCGGTGAAAGGTCTTTTAGAAGCGGGGTAATTTGTTTTAGGTAATCTGTATCAACCGCCATTAGGGTAACCATACGGCTGAACTTCGAGCTGTCTATTGTTCTGGTGCGCCTATACCATTCGGGTGCGTTTCTGCTCATATTGTAGCGGTTCCTTTCTGTTTAAAAAATTCTTCAAATCCTTCCTGTGACAATCCTTCTGGTGGGTCATCTGTTTCAATCCCCTGCTCCTTTCGCTTGGCATTGACATATTCCGTCCATTTGGGGTTGACCATAGGTGTACGGATCACTTCTGATTCTAAAACATACCGGCCTTTTCGGGGATCGATTTCTTCGGCTTCACACCATTGTTGATGTAAATGCCAGAAATGATTTTGGTCATTGGCCCCTGCTCCTCTAAGATTAGCAATCGATAAAGTTTTTTTACTCCAAAATTTATCCTGGCTTGCCCATTTGAGAGCGGGGACTATTGTTTCTCTGAAATAGTGTTTGTCTATTCGGATAAGTTTATCAATTGTATCGCAGCTATTGACGACTTGTTTAATTAATTTGGAATTAGAATCAGATTTAAAAAATGAGAAAAATTTTTCTATCTTTTTTTCCTGCCAATCGATTACATATCGGAGATGAACGGAATCTATT